TTATGCCAATTTCTGTATTTCCTCTTCAAACAACTCCGCTGATGTCTTGTATTCAAAAATCCCCCTCGGATAATTGTTTATCCATTCTTCAATAAATGCTATCTCTTCATCTGTCCTATCGTCAAAATCTACCCCTTTTGGTATATGCCTACGGATAAGCCTGTTATTATTTTCATTTGTGCCACGTTCCCAACTGCTGTACGGGTGACAGTAAAATACAAATGTACGTTTTCCCTCTTTCAATACAGATTTTTCCATACCCTCATAGTCTGCAAATTCTACCCCATTATCTACGGTTATGCTTCTGAATACACTATAAAACATATCGCCCCATTTTCTCTCCAGTCTGTCTAGTGCTTCCACAACGGAGGCTGCTGTTTGGTCTTTCAGCTTAACAACAATTTCATCACGGGTCTTTCTCTCTGTCAGTACAAGCATACAGGATTTTGTGACTCCACGCTGCCCCTTTACTGTATCCATTTCCCAATGTCCGAATATTTCCCGGCTCTCTACCTCTTCTGGTCTATTTTCGATACTTTCCCCTGCACTTGCCCTTTTCTGTACCTTTACTTTCTTATTATGTTTTTTCTTTTTGCTTTTAATAGGTAAATCCTTGTTTGTCAGCTTTAAAAATATGCCGTTGTCTATGTATCTGTAAAGCGTCCTTACGCTGATTGTTGTCTTAAACTCAATGCCCGACCTCTCAACCTCTGCCAGTGCTGCCTCCGGGCTAAATTTATCATCTACTATTTTACTTTCTATGTACTCTGCTAATTCCCTGTCGTTTCCTATCTTTAATGCACGGCCCTTTCCCTCCTGTGCGTAATCATGTGCTTTCTGTCCTAAATCGCTGCTATACCGCTCCTCTTCCGTATAATCCGAATTTCTATGTATATACTTCCCCTTGTCGTATTCCCTGTATATGTTGCTTCTGTGAAAATGTAATTGCTCTGCCACTTCTGCCTTTGAATGTCCGGCATTTAATAAAGCCTCCATTTTTATCCTGTCATTATGTGTCATTTGTTTAAATTTCCTCATAGTCGCACCTCCAAACAAAAAAGGCAGCAAGGTTTTTATGCCCTGCTGCCCCGCCTTGCTTCTTTTAGTCCTCTTCGGTCACTTTTTCTATATCCCCGTTATCTATGTATACAATATAATCAAGCAAGTGCGTACCGCTAAACATTATCTTTGCGTCATGCTCTTCTCCGTCCACATACTCATATTGTGATACATACAGATTCCCGGCAACCTTGCTAATGCTCGCACTGGTCTTTGTCGTGAGGTTGATAACCGCTAAAATAGTTTCATCAGAATCAAAGTAATTTTTATAGCATGATAAGGCATATTCCGTAATGTCAAAATTGTTTTCCGCAATAACCAAGCATTTCCATTTTTCGGTAACGTCATTTCTGACAGAATCGTATTTTGTCGAATATACTTCGGTCATGTCTTTATCGCTTATGCCTACTATATTATCCCCTGTCCTGTGTTCTACTGTTTCCTCGGTCTGTTTTTCCGTTCCCGCCTGTTCTGTTTCTTTGTCTTTTTCTTCCGTTTCCGGGGTTGCTAAATTAGCAGTACCCCCCCCCGAACTTTTGTTCGTTTTCGGTGTTCTGCGCCACCTGTTCCGTTGCCTGTCCTGTTTCCTGTGAATCGTCCTTGCTGCTGTTTGCCAATAAGCCATACCCCAAAAGCACCACAACGACCGCACCAATGATAAGATACTTTTTCTTCATAGCAATTTGCCTCCTTTGGTTTTGTGTCCGAATCGGTCTTTATTTATTTTGTCTATTTCTGCCGTTCTGATTGTATTATATACTTGCATAAGTATATTGTCAATAGTTTTTCGACACTTTTTGAAATTATTATTGTACGATATTTCTTACATGTCAACTCCGTTTTTAACAATACCTAAAATAAAGCAGATATATCCTTTGTTCCGTGCTTAGTGAGTTATCCAGTAGCAAAGAATTAAATTCAGCTTCCGGCATTATTTTAATTTTGATTCTCAACATTAACAGAAAATCATATATCCCCCTTGCCAATTCAAGCATTTCTATACACCCCTTTTCTCGTTGATTGCTGCAATTACAAATTCATTACGGCTTTTATATCCCTGTTCTTTCGCTGCCCTGTCTATTTCCTGCATTTCCCCTTTTGGCACAACGACCGAAAATCTGTCATAGGCTTTCGCATTGTACTTATTTTTGCTTTTTGTACGGCTTGCCCTGTTGTCCTCTGTATTCGCCATTCTTCCACCTCCTGTATCATCTGATAATGTCAGCAAATGCCTTACAGGGATTGTATCATACTTTTTATACTTATGCAAGTATACAATCTGCACAACTTATTTATATACTTGCATAAGTATTTTTGTGCGCTATTCCGGGTTGAAAATATACTTGCACAAGTATATAATAGAATCATCAAAGGAAAACAAAAAGAAACGGAGGACTAAGGAAATGACAAATACAGAAATTATTATCAATGAAGCATTGGCAAACGGATTATATACAGAGGAACAAATAGAAAATATCCTCGCAAGCGGTCACATGATACCGTTACATACATTTAAGGCATGGAAAGACGCCGGATACATTGTTAAAAGAGGGGAACACGCAAGAATCACTACCCGCCTTTGGAAATTCACGAATAAGGCAAAGAAAAGTGAGGAGGCAGACGAAAATACAGAGGGTACAGAAAACAATCACTATTACTTAGCAAAAGCCTTTCTGTTTACCGCCGACCAAGTAGAAAAGATAGGCTGATAACCAATATAAAAGCTGCCGGGGATTCCCCGGCGGTATCCTAAAAGTGAGGTAAAAATATTATGGATTTTGAAAAATACGAAAAGTATATGGACGCAAGGGCAGCAGTCAGAAAAGAGAACGAACGCCGGATAGCGGAGAAATTTTCCGAATGTGAAAAATATGTTGCTGATAACTTCGTGTGCTGTGGCTGTGTCTTTACCAAACATGATGAAAACTTAAAGAAACAAGGGTTTATGATATGGCAAGACAACGGCACTATTTCCCATAAATGGCTAACCCTTAAAGAATGTGGCATTGCACCCCTTGAATTGCTGCCATATCCCGAATATAAATAAAAACAACCCCCAAAAGCTGATATAAGCCGTTGGGGGTTGTCTGCCGTTTCTTCCTGTATCCTATTTAACAAACCTGTCTTTTAACTCTTTCAATGTATCCCACCCATACATAGCGATATACGCCACAACAAAAGCTGCAAATACCGCCAACGCCACATAATACCATAGCAAAACTATATGTGCATATGCAACGTAAATCAATAATGCTGTCACGGTCACGATTAAGGATACAAGGATAACAAACGCCTTTGTAGGCATTTTCTTAATTCCCGGCATATCCTTTAACAGTTCCGTAATGAGTGATACCGCAAAAGCCAATACCCCCAAAATACCAATAATGGCAACTGAATATTCTGATACAATCTGCATGATTTTACCTCCGTTTTTTTGTGTCCGAATCGGTCTATTTTACATTTTCCTTGTCAACCCAACCGTAAACGCCTTTTCCGTCCTGTGAAATACAGTGATAAGGGTGTGCGCCCTTTGCGTTGATTGCCGTTACTTTACAGGTGCTTACAACGTCTTTCGTTGTGCTTGCCTGTTTTGCCGTTGATGACTTGTAAACCGGTCCCCCTGTAAATGTCAGCCGGTCCCCGCAAGATACCGTTTTAGGGTCATTGTCTGCGGTTGTTGCTAATTCCTTGATTGATTCCATATCAACCCAACCGTAAACGCCTTTTCCGTCCTGTGAAATTAAATGGTACGGGTGCTTGCTTCCGGGATTAGCTGCCGTTACTCTGCACCTGCTTACTGTGTCCTTTGTCTTGCTTGCTGATTTCGCCATAGAGGACACGAAAACCCCACCGCCTATAAAAGTTACGCTGATACCAATTTCAAGCGATTTTGGGGCGTTCTGCGTTGTCTGTGTGGTATCCTGTTTCTTTTCTTCCTGTACGTCTGTCAGTTTGCTTTCTTTTACCGCCTTATACACCTTTGCCCTACGGCTTTCATATTGCCCCATTACGCTATCTTTCAGTGCATAGGCGTGTATTTTATCAAGTCCGACCTTTTCAACGCCCCCTGCGTCATTTCCGGCGGTTGTGGCTATCCTTTTGCTTGCACTGCTGCCCCCTTGATTCTCCAAATCCGCATAGTAGGCAAGTGCTTTTTGGGAAACCAACCCGGATTTTACACCATTCTTTACATAGGCTGTTATGTCCTTTTCTGCTAAATCGTCCTGTGCTTCTTTCCCCTGTGGCGTTTTCAGCAGTTCGGAAATTGCCTTTGCCTCCTCTTCGGTTGCTGCCCTTTCCTGTTTGTTCCATGCGTCCGTACTACTTCCGGCAATCTCATTATACAGGCTTTCGCCTAAAATCTTTTTTGCCTGTTCGGTATCCTTTTTTACAATGGATTGCAAAAGTGGTAACGCACGGCCCCAGTATGCGTTCCACTGGCATTTTCCTACGCTCATGCCGTGGCTGTTGTCGTTTCTGTTCACGCTGCCATAGTTGCCCTCCTGTGAATAGATGATACCGCTTGCAACACTGGCAACCTTTTTTATTTGTGCTGTCGTTACTGCCATTGTATCCCTCCTATACTCTTTTTGTGTAACCCAAGCTGATGTACCCCGCACCGCTCTTTAATTTGCCCCATTTTGTGCTGCCGTTCATTTTTTCGCCTACAATGGTATAAACTTCTCCGGCGTGTACCTGTGTAGATACAGGGTAGTTTGTTCCCGGACCTTTTCTGACGTTCAAAACATCTGCGGTAATCCTTACCAAATAACCGCTTGTGCCTGTCGTTGCTTCCTGTTTCTTTTCCCCTGCCTGTGCTGTCGTTCCCGCCGTGCTTCCGCTCATAGCTTTTTTAACGTCTTTGCGGAATTGTGCCATAGTAAAGCCGTACTTGTTCCAAATATGCTCCACATCTCCATGATTGCTTGCAATTCCCCTTTTATGCCCCTCCGAATGTGAAATAATAACCCCGTCTTTTTCCGGGTTAAGGTTGTATTTCTTGCACAAGTAGGCAAAAAGTTCTACCGCCGTTTTGTAGGTCTTTTTCACAAAATCCTTTGTAGCTGTCGGGTTAAGGTCTTTAAAGCTGCTTCCCCCTGTGTACTTGATTGTGTCCGGCTCTGTCATTTCTACGCCAATGTGCGTATTGTTTCCGCTTCCGTTCTTTCCGCTTCCGCAATGCCACGCCCTGCGATTCCACGGCAAAAGCTGTAATACCGTGCCGTCTGCCTGTAATACGGCGTGTACGCATACATTGGCGTTGCCCTTATTCCAGTTATTGAAAAATACTGACGCTTTCGGCTGCGGGCAACCTACGGAATGTAACATAAGCCCCTGTACCGTGATTGTCCTCCCGCAAGTGTAACACGGATTCTTAGTCACAATGCTTTCTTTAATGTTCATGGTGCTGCCTCCTTAAATGTTTATATTGTTTAAATCAACGGAAATATCCTTTGTTTCCTCCGGGTATCCCTGTTTGATTTTAACCAAGTTTTCTGCTTTCGCTTTCCAACAATACAACGCTATAACCGTTGTTGTTGGTGCTGCTATGTACGTTGCCAATACCCCAAACTGGCTAAAGTCTATCAGTGTAACCTTGATACCAATAGCCAACCCGATAAAGTAGGTAAACAGGACAGCAACTAATACCGCCTTTGTAAAATTAGGCTTTGCTTTTTTCTTTCCGTCCTGTTTTTTAAATCGCCACCTTTTATTTGCAATTCTGAATAAAAGGCAAAAAATAAAGAATCCTAAAAGGATTCCCCCGACAATACATAACATATATTTCATTTCTGCTTATTCCTCCTGTCCGTGTGCTTTTTGGTTTATGTGCTTTTCCACTTTTCCTATTGCTTCTGTGACAGGTCCGTTACAACCCTGTTCTTTTAATCCTTTCAGACACGCCAAAACTGCATAAGTGAGTAAACACAATTCGTCCTGCATATTCTCAATATCTTTCTTTTCCTGTTCCCTCAATTTTTCAATATCCTTAGTCTGCTTTTCCTGTGCCTGAAACCATTTCACAACCCTGTAGGCTGCTGCCCCTATCGCCGTTAATGCACTTAGGACTCCCGCAATGGTAATTATTGTTGCCGAATCAATGTACATCTTCCCTCTGCTCCTTTCTTATGAATAGCTTGTTAAGGCTCTGCCGTAAACCGTAGCTGTCGCAATGTGACAGAATCCCACGATAGGAAGCTATGGAACGGTCAAGCCTTTGTTTGCTTTCCTCTCCCGCCCTTACCTTTTCAATCTGCTTTTTCAGATTCCGCTTGATTTTTACCGCCGTTTTCTTCTTTAATCTTCTGTGCGTGGCCCATATCCTGTAACCCACAAAATCAATGCCTGTGCTGCATGGACGTATTGCCGTTTTGCTGTTCAAGTCCAAGCGGAGGTTATCATCTAAGAAAACCCTTAACAGTTCCTTAACCTCTGCTAAATACTTTTTATCATGGTGCAAAATAATAATATCGTCCATATACCGTATGTAATAGTGCAATCCTAACTCATGCTTTGCGTACTGGTCTACCTCATTCAGATAAATGTTTGCAAACATTTGAGATGTAAGGTTTCCAATCGGCATACCCTTATTACATAATCTTTCCGTTACTTCTACTTCGTCCGGCTCTTTTCCGGGCGGTAATCCAAAATTCATGGATTCACAATTTATGATTTTCTCTAACAAATCAAGCAACCGTGTATCCTTTATTCTTCTGCCCAAGATTTTTAATAAAATATCGTGGTCCACCCTGTAGAAATATTTTGATATATCCATTTTCAGATAATAGTAGCGTTCCGGCTTCCTGTCTGTCTGCCGTAACCAGTACTGCAGTCTGTCCGCTGCCTTATGCGTTCCTTTTCCACGCCTACAGGCATAAGAATCAAAAATAAATGTATCCTCATACAACGGGAACAACTGGCGGTATATCGCCCATTGTACAATCCTGTCTTTAAACGGCAACGACATAATCAGCCTTTTCTTAGGCTCATAAACATAAAACGTATGGTACTTGCCTACCGCATACGTTCCATAAATCAATTCATTCTGAATATTTATTAAATGCTCTTCAAAGTTGCGGTTAAAAATCAATACATCATCACGGTATCTTTTCCCTTTCCTCGCTTCCTCCCAAGCCTTATATAAATTTTCAAAATCGTATATCTTTTCGTAAATGTTCTTTATGCTCTTCATTTCTGATACCTCATTAAAAAAGTGCCGTACAAACCTACTAAGTTTTTAACCCTTTCGGACGTGACAAATATAAATCTTTTCGGCTTACGCTTACTAACTGTCTTTACGGCAATACAATATTTTTCCTGTGTACAGGAATGGAAAATAACCCCTTTAACCCTGTTTGTACTGTCCTTACAATCGTAATCATAAGGCTTCTTGACATAGGGGTAGAGCGGAGCGGAAACCAATGTTGTCGTTGGAGTTGGAGCGGGGGTTATTCAAGTTAAGAGCGGACGCACCCGAATTGGACGTATTGTTGAACGCCGACCCCCGGATAGGCAACCACCGTAAATTAGTGATTATTTCCCAATGTATTTTTATTTCTGCTTTTCCCTGCTGTTTACCCAAGCCATATAACCGCCAATCATACGACCGATTTCATCTACCTTTCTAATCCATACTTCCCATGAATGGAAGTCTAAACAAGGCTTTTGTTTCGGGTATAAGTCCGGGTCCTTTGCAAGCCTTAGCAGATTTCTTAATACATCAACTTCAATATCTAAATCCTGTAAGGTTGTTTTCTTATAGTATTTCTTTTCAAGCCTAACCGCCATTTCCAACATGGTATACATTGTCTTTCTTATATCCCCCGCCAACACATACCTTTCTGTTTTCGGAAAATCCTTTAATTTTGGATTTCCGTACATTATCATTTCATAGATTTTTTCTTTTATCTGAAAAATATCGTTTCCGTTTTGTTTCTTTCCCTCCTGTACGCCCTTTGCTTCCTGCAACTCTTCCATATCTCTCCCTGTCTACTGATTAGTATTTTGCTACAAAGGGTGCGCTACCGCGCACCCTTTCAGTTATCCAGTTATCAGTTTACAGTTCGCAAAAAGCGGAGCGGAAACCAATGTTGTCGTAGGAGTTGGAGCGGGGGGAATTCAAGAAAAGAGCGGACGCACCCGAACCGGACGTATTGCAGAACGCCGACCCCCGGATAGGCAACCTTTCGCCGTTGTTCCTCGCCCAAAAATGGTCATTGCCATAGTTTGCCCCCGAATCCGGGAATAACCCCAACGCTACCAAAAGTTTAGGTATGCTTACCCCACTTGCTGCTGCAAGATTCTTAAATATGCAGTTTGTGTCGTTACTGTCCGTGGTCTGTGTCGTTACTGTCGTGCTGATTTTCGGCGTTGCGTCACTTGCGCTTGTACGGTCAATCTTTAAAGTGCCTGCCGTTCCCGGCTCTACCAAATTGCCGTTTGGCATGATTGCTTTCCAAAGGGTACTTGCTGCCGACATATCGCAATCAATTTTCATGCTGTTTCCATAAGGTATAATCTGTATTTCCCCATTCATAAGCCTTAAACCGCCGGTCCATTCCCATACATTGCCGTTAAGGTCTGCTATGCCTGATGTATCGTGGTTATGATACCATGTAGGTTCTCCGCTGCCTGTCAGCGTCCTTTGTGTTTCGCCCTGTGGTTGTATCCCGTGTTCGTATGCGTGGTAATAATCCTTGCCGTAATTTGTATTGCCGTGCGGTACGGTCCCCATTTTCTGCGATAACAGATTAAGCACCGCAAAAATGCCTGTCTGATTCAAATGCCAACCGTTGCCCTTTTTTCTGCAAGCTGCTAATGCTGCGTCAAAAGTGATATAGTTTTTAGGCAGCTTCATAGCTAAAGAATAAGCACGGTCATTCTCTACAATGTTAGGAAACTTTGATACCCAAATTGTGCTTTTCTCATTCCCCTCCACGATAAAAAACGGCAATACCTCACTTGTACCGCCTGTGATAATGTCCGCATAGGTCATTTTAGGAACGCCCACCATAATAGACGGCATACCTATATCATCATAGATAACCTTGTTTCCTGCGCCCATCTGTGCTACTGCACCCTGTAAATCATCAAAATTTGCCATTGTGTATTATCCTCCTTAAATTTAATCAGCTTCTTAAATCAACGCCCATAATGTCAATGTGCATTTCTTCATATCGAACGGCAACGGCACACGCTCTTTAATCGGTTTTCCGTCCTCGTCCTCTTCTCCTGTGTCTACCTCTTCATACTGCCTTGCCGGGATAGTTACCTGTGCCACATATTCCCTTGCTTCGGTATTTACGCCTACCGTCAAGCCGTCTGCCGTATCCTTGCACACATCAAGCGTAACCTCATAATCACGCTCCCGGCTTTTGCAATTTACCATAAGTTCATCATCACCGAAAATAATCTTTGTGCCGGATACCTCATAAGGGATTTTCTCCCCCTCGTTCTTTTCTACTACAATAATCTTTGCTGCTGCCATTATCTGTTACCTCCCATTCTCTGTAACTGGCGGTATGCTTCCTGTGAACGTACCGCAATGTGTTCTGCTGCTTCCCTCTGATTGGCACTTGCCGACCCATTTAATCCATAAGCCTTTAATACTGCTGCCGTCTGTGCCTTTCTTTCGTCACTCTTGATAATTACATTTGCTGCCATTATGCGTAACCTCCCTGTACTGTGCATTTCACGGATACACTTTTAGCGGCCCCGGTATACTCAATCTTGAATCCGTTTAGCTGCTTGTCAGTTATCTTGATTTCCCCGACACCGCCCGCCCCGTCTGCGTCTGCTTCCACATTTACGGTATAATCCAAATTGCCCCGTGGCGTTTTAAGTGCTACCGTCTTTTTTGAGTTGTTAAATGGGTATTCTTTCGTGTTGGTTAGGGTTGTTTCTATAATTTCCCCCTGTAACCCCTTGATACGGCTTTCTGCCATTTTAACTTTTAACAAGGCTAATCCGGCAACTTCCCCGCTTGCAAATACCCTTTGTTCCAAATCATTGAAATTTTCCGCATTTTGTGGCGTACCCTCTTGTATTACCTCGCCCTCCACGGCTTCATGCGTAATTGTTCCGTCCGCATTGTTTACCTCTTTGTAACGGTTAGAAAACTGCGTTACATGGTCTTTCCAAATCTTGAATAATCCCACTGTGCTATTCCTCCTTAAAATTAAAGCTAAAGCGGTACAACACGCCCTGTTGTACGCCTTTTAGGTTGATTGCTTCGGTCTTTTCTGCCCACAACTGATTAGTAATATCATACAACTGTATTTTTGTAATCGTTGTGGACCCCGACACTTGCGGGGTTATGGAAATACTAAGTGCTACCCTGCCGTCTTTCAGACGTTCCCGGCTTTCAATTTTCGCCTTGTGCAACACGCCCCCATACTCGACCTTAGCATAAGCAATGTGTGTTTCAATAAACTCCTTGAAACTCTCAAAGGCTCTTTCTGTCAGCATTTTCTTTCTCCTTTACTTTTTATTTGCTATAACCGATTTCTACCGCAACGCTTAACCTCGTATTGGTAACTTTCGGTATCTGCCGTTGTTGCCATTCCCTTATCAGATATTCCGGGTTTTGTGTTTGTGTAAGGTTCTGTGCCTGCCGTTTCCTTTCCTGTCGTTCCTGTTATGTACCTGTACTCCTCAAACTCTGTATCTGCTACCGTTTCTATATCCCCTCTTCCATGTACGATATTTCTTTTTGGCTTTGTTCCGGCAATAGTGCTTTCAAATGTATAGGCTTCTGTATCCGTTTCCCCGACTGCTGCCACTTCCCCAAATTCAGCCTTTATATTCCTGTCCGGCTTCGTTCCTGTCAAATCAGAATCATACTTTGCTGCGTCCGCTGCTGCCTGTGCTACCACCGTTTCAACTGCTGCCCCTCCTGCGGTATCCCTGTAAGGTTCTGTGCCTGTCTTTTGTTTCCCTGTCCGACTGTGGATATATTTATAACCCATTGTGTCCGAATCGGTCACAATATCGCTATCCTTTGTTGCAAACGTGATATTTCTGTAAGGTCTTGTACCTGTCGGCACGGATTCCGCAATATATCCCGCTGCCTGTGTCACTATGTCGATAACGGCATTTAATACAACCCCCTCTGTATTCCTGTGCGGGTATGTTCCTGCCCTTAGCTGCCCTGTCATTGGCGTTTGGAATAAAAAATACTCCGTCTGTGGCATGATGATAATGCACATGGAGCATTGATAATATAAGCCGTCCAAGTGTGCGGTCAGCCGTTTGTATATGTCAACGGTGCTTACAATTTCGTCATAATCCACCGCAACCCTTGAATTTGTCGTATCAAGCACTATGCGGAAATGAAAAGGACGCCCGTTATAGTCGTACCACTCTTCTATCTCGCTTTGTGGATGCAAGCCACCTAACGCCCTTTCGGTTGCCCCTGTCGTGCCTAATTTCTGATGTACCCTTATGCTATCCCGGATAATCGCCCTTTTTGCTTCTATCGGATAATCATAATCGTACCAGTCAACGTGCAAGTCATACGCCAACACGTCAAGCCATGTTTCCGATAACTCTTCTATGTTGGCGTATATAATATTTTTCTTTGTTTCGTGTGCGGTTATATGTAATTCCTCTGCTATAATCTGCCCTAAAGCAAGCATTGATTTATCTTTTTTCAATGCCGGGGGGAATTTTGTCATAAAATCAGCGTCTTTAATTTTATTCATCTTCCACACCCCCAAAGGTCACGCTTTCCTCCTTTACCACCGCCACGCTCCCTTTTGGTATCTGCGTGAATACAGGGGCGGTTATTTCAACCCTTTTTATCCCCGATTCCATAAGCATAGCATTAAAATAGGACGGGTTAATATCCCGCCCCATTTTTGAGGTCTGCCATAATATGTAATTTTCCACCGCCAACGCCACCGCCTGTTTAATGTCGTTGGTGCTTAGTTCCTTTTCCTTTGATATGAAATATTTTATGTTTATGTCAAATTCTACCGTGTCGGGTGCTGCCACTAATACGGTATCCGTCATTGGTCTAATTTCGTCCCCGCTTAGATAATCCCGTACTTTGTCTATCAATTCCTTATCCGGCAATTCCCCATTGTATAGCATAATCCTTATATCAGCTACTCCCGGCTGCGGACTCTCTGCCGATACGTCACTAATTTGTGCGGACACGCTTTTAGCATGATATATATAACTCCCCCTTGACCCCGCCGTTGTGTAGCTTTCTTCGCTTTCCCTCATGCGGTTATAATAGGCTGCGTCTTTTTCCGCTTCGCTGCCCCCTGCCGTTTCCGTAATGTTCATTACCTCATTGAAATACAGAAATTCATCTGATACAAGTTTGTCAACCTGTCCGGGTACAAACCCATTCCCGATTTCCCCGGCTGTCGTGCATACCGCCGGAACGTCCGCATAATCGGCCCCGGCTTTAAATATGATATGCCCTACCGTGTCAAAGTTTATTGTGCCGTCTACCGTTACCTCCATTGTGTCCGTTATGATAAAATCCTCTGTCAGCGTCTTTGTAAGATAAAACCTAAGCGTTGTTTTCGCTGCTTCCGGCTCTAATCTCGGTACATTATGGAATATCTCACTAAGGGAGTCCAAGTTCTTTCCCTCTGCATACCGTGGTAAATTCTGTTTTGCCGATTCATTTATCAAAACTCTTTCCTGTATAATCACATCTGCAAGCCAAAGGATAAACGCCCTTACAGGGTCAGCCGGGTATATCTTCCTTTTTGTGATACTCTCATATCCGGCTATCAGCTTATTTACAAGTGCTTCTGTATCTGTATCTACAAACTCAACCTCCGGCAAATTACTCGGTATATTCCTCGTTGTCGTATTCGTCATTGATTACCACCTCCACTATTGGTTTTAATACACCGCTTTCATAATCGGCTTTAAAGTCAATGTTTACGATTTCTGCCCTCGGTTCGTACTCTTCCGTTTTGTCGTAAATATCCGTTGTTGCCAATGCCTTAGCCGTTTCTATTGGCTTATCTATGTATTTCGGGTTTAATCCTAATTCCCTGTCAAGCGGTATGTCATATTCTGTTGAGGAATACAGGAAATAAAGGTTTTGTATAACCTCTTCATACACCGTTGCGGGTGCAAGGTTTATTTCATTTTCCTTTGTTGTGTCTACTATGTAAGCCATACCTCCCTACCTTTCCGGGTATTCCTGTAAGGAAATACTGCTTTTTGCTATCAGTAGGTTGCCTTTGTTGTCAAACCTTTCATAATCTTTTGAGTGCTGCGTTATTACCCATTTTGTGCCGTACTTCTTACCGCCGATAACCAAAGTAAGTATTTTCCCCTTTTTCCTGTATTTATCTATCTTATCCTGCATTGTCCGGGGATTGACCCCCAAAAAGGCAGACAGGTAAATAGTAAAACTGGCTGTGTCAATATCATTGTACTGAAACTCCAGTAACGGTTTTTTATTGTGGCGTGTGTGTTTTGCGTAATTCGTCTTGCTGTCAATCTTCAAACCCTCAAAGGTTTTTACTGTATTCTTTGATACAGAAAACACAATATCGCCTAATGTTCCAATCTTTGCCATTAGATACCTCCGATAATAAAGCCGTCCCCCTCGCCCTCCGGCTTAAAGATACACAATACCCATTGCCCTATATACGGTATCCACGGATACACTTTTATAACCCTGTCTGCCGTGCCTTTCCATGTATGCAGAATATCCGGGTACTCTTCCTTGTACCGGTCCCCTATACCTAATTTCCTGTCGTACTGTGCGTAATCAGCTTCATAATTCCACTTTACCCCTGCGTCTTTCCATTCCATAACCATAAACGGCGTATTCTGCACTATCCGCAAATCCCCCGTTACAATGCCCTGTTCTTCTATCTTTACCCTTGCCGTCATTTTCTCTTTGTTTACGCTGCTTACAATGCCAATCCTTACTATGTCCTGCAGTTCCCTTATGTCGTTATCATCAAAATCCTTTATCATCAATACCCCTCCAAACAACTGCGTAATTTTATCTGTACCTTATAACCGCCTGTAATATTGTGTGTTGCCTGTTCGACTATGTATTTTCCGTTAAATTCCCCGAATCCGTATACCCTTACCGTGATACCCGCCACATAATCCACATCTCCAATTAGCGTAAATTCTGCCGTTGTTTCCCCTTTGTTTCTTGCCCTTAATGATTTCCGTGCAAGTTCCTTAGCTTCCGCAACGCTTGACACCTTTTGTTTTATTTCCAATGTCTGCCCGTCAGAATTTGCATTTTCCGGCTTGTAAGTTGCTTCTATCTTCTTTTTTGTGTCCGGGTCTGTATATACAACGTGGCATGATGAATAGGCGGTATCAGCCGTTTTTGTCGAAAAACTGTAACTAAGTATATTGCCTTTGCCCGCCTTTATCTTTTTTACCTCTGCTTTTTTCTCAAAGTCCGCTGCGTCAAACAATACGATTGTTTTTGACGTGACTTTAAGGCTGATTCCGGCACGTTTGCACATACGCTTTAAAAATGCTATATCCGTCATGTTCCTTTGCTCTCTGCGTTTATATACGGGGTTGGAATTTGACAGGTACATAAGTTTCATGCTGCTCCGTTTTGCTATCTTCTGTGCCATGTTTTTCAGGGTTGTGTTTTCCCATGTCCTGTTATACTTCGTCTGCCTTAATTTCGCCTTGTATGGTATTGATGTAGCCTTGATTGTCAGCTTTTGGGGCGGCCCCGTATAATTTACGCTGTCAATCTCAAATACCCCGCAATCTAATACTTTGTCCTTTCCGTCTGTGTAGGGGTTTTTCTGTATAACCATAGCGTGTATTTCCGTGCCTTTGAACGCCCTTTTTTCTGATTTCTTGCTTGCCGTTTTCTTTTCTGTTACCGTTTCCCCCTCTACATCTTCTGCATTTACCCAACCGTAAACCTTTTTTCCGTCCTGTGAAATTAAATGATAGGGGTGTGCGTTGCTGTTTGCTATTGTACATTTGCATTTGCTTGCGCCCCTTGTTACTGTCGGTTCTGCTGCTGAGGAGGATATATAAACCGGTCCGCCTTTGAATTGTACAATATTTCCGACCTTTACCTCCCCTTTTTTTGTAACCGTCTGTGCTTTTGCTGCCGTTTTGTTTGTGTTAAGCCAATCCTTAATCCATTTTCCCTCTCTATCATCAAGCGATATGCTAATATCGTCCGTTTCGTCCTCTTCCTTGTCCGTGAATGACAGGGATAACAGGTATTTTGACAGGTCCTTTGATATATCCGCACCCTTGAAATAGAGTTTTACCGCCGTTCTCCTTGCTAACGTCTTATCACTCATCTGCTGTTACCCCCTGTTTCCACGGGGGCAATGTTTCCGATACCTCTAAATCAATCTCCGGGAGGGTCAGCTTGACCCCCGCCGGAAATATGTAGGTATCCTTATGCTCTATGTTTGCTTTAATCAGCATATCCATGTACATTTCATTTCCGTATGCCTTGTAAGCCACAATATCCCATGTATCCCCGGATATGGTTGTATAAGTATCAAGCATAAGCAACCCTGCCCTCCTGTTCTTTCTGCTCTCTTAAAATTGTAATGATAATCTGCCGTATCTTTTCTAAAAATTCTTCGTCATACTGTTGTAACTGTTCTTTGATTCCGTCCGTTTCCCCGCCTTTTACGTTCACTGTCGGATTGTTCGTAACATGGATTGTAATTGTACCCGCACCAATCGCCCCGGCGTTTACGTTGCTTGCCGTCGTGTTAAGGTTCTGTGCCTGTGCCATGTTGTTAAATATCTGCCCTGTCTGTGCTGCGGTAAATACGCTCCTGTTCGCTGCCCCTGTGATAAGTTCGGGGCCGTTCTCTCCTGCTATGAATGTGTCCGGCGTTCTTACTGTACCGTTTACAAATCCCGGTATCAGCGGTATATTTATACCTTTTCCACCGATTCCCGGCACCCAATCCGGCACCGATAATTTATTAAGTCCACCAATTACCGTATTGACTGCTGAAACAACCGCCCGCAACGGTGCTTTAATGATTTCCCCAAGTCCACCAACCGCACCGCTGAAAATACTCTTGATTCCGTTCCATGCCTGCGACCAATTCCCGGTAAACACACCAGTAATAAAGTCTATCAAGCCTTGAAAAATCTGCATAACATTTTGTACAATCGCTGCTATGCTCTGCAATGCCGACCCTAACACGCTTGAAAAGATGTTTGCCACCAACTCTATAACAGGTATTAAAGCCTGTAAAAGCGTTGTAAGCACTGGCAAAATCGCCTGTATGATATTCTGAAAAATCGGTACAAGCGTATTCAGCAGACTTATAAATATTGGTAATACCGTGTCAATTATCTGCTGCACAATCGGCAGCACCGTTTGTATCAACTGAATAATGACAGGCAGAATACTTTGAATAATCTCCATGAAAATAGGCAGCAAAGTATTAAGCAGATTTATAAATATCGGTAAAATTGTATCCACTATCTGCATTACCAACGGTAAAATCGTCTGTATAAGCTGAATGATAACAGGCAAAACCGCCTGTATAATCTGTGTCAGTATCGGTAAAATCGCATTTACCAACTGAATAAGCACGGGCAAAACTGATTGTATAATCTGTATCAGTATTGGCACGATTGCATTTACCAACTGAATAAGTACAGGCAAAACCGCCTGTATAATCTGTGTCAGCAAAGGTACTATTGTTTGTATAAGCTGAATGATAACAGGCAAAACCGCCTGTACTATCTGTATCAGCAAAGGCACTACTGCATTGATTAGCTGAATAAGCACGGGCAGTACACTTTGTACGACCTGTAAAACCAAAGGCAGTAAAGCCGATATGAGTTGTACAATCACTGGCAGAATTTCCGCTATCAGCGTTGCAAGCACTGTTATTACTGCCCCTATCAGTTCCCCTAACACTGGCAGAATTGCGGTTACAAGCTGCCCTATGAGTGGCAAAATCTGTATAACCATATTTGCAAGCATTGGAAGTATTGGCAGCAACCCGGTTTTCAATGTGTTTATTACGGTTGGGATTATGCTTTTCAGCGTATCCAGTACACCGGTCCCGCTTGTAAAAAATGCGTCCTTTATCGCCGTTCCAACCTGTGTTATCACGCTCCATAGCTTATTGAATACGGCTAAACCCTCGTTTCCAAAGGTTTTCTGAATAAACCCTCGTACCTGTTCTAAATGCGTTGACACATAATAGATTGCACCGCCTACCGCTGCAATCACGCCAACCAACGGCAATATCTTTGTAAGGATACCGCCGAATCCACCGCCCATACTGCTTAGGTATTTCGTAATCCCCAAGCCTTTAATCATGGTAAAAGCCTTTTGTATTGACAGGATACCGCCTTTTACTTCTAAAAATCCAAGTTTGGCTATCAATCCCCCGGCTTTCAACCCGACTAATCCGGCTACAATTTTTGCAATCGCCTTTACCGCTCCGGGGTTTTCCCTAACGAATGTCGTTACAACGGTTATTATGTCCGTAAATTTCTTTACGCCCTCTGTCAGTGTAGGAAGCAACAACTCCCCTAACTCAACCTGTAAAGCGTCAAAAGCTGATTTTGCAAGCGTGATACTGCCGTTTAGGTTGTCAAGTTTTGTTTCTGCCATGCGTTTAGCTGCACCGTCACAATTATATACCGCTTCGGTCAGCTTGTTATAATCCTGTTCGGAGGCATTAACAATAGCAAGCATACCTGCAAAACTTTCTTTTCCGAAAATCGCCGTTGCTGCTGCTATTTGTTCCTGTTCAGACAAACCGCCCAAGCTGCCCCTTAGATTTTCCACAACCTCTCCAAAGGTTTTCATTGTGCCGTCTGTCTTTGTAAGGCTGATTCCGTACTTATCCATGTATGCAGCCTGTTGTTTTGTCGGCTTCGCCATGTTCGCTAATGCCGTCTTTAGGCTAGTTCCTGCTACTTCTGCCTTTATACTGGCGTTTGCCATTAAACCTATGCCTAACGACATATCCTCCACGCTGTACCCCAACGCACCCGCAACCGGGGCCACCTTTTGGAATGTTGACCCCATCATTGATACATTGGTATTTGCATTACTGGAGGCTTGTGCCAATACGTCCGAAAAATGCCCTGCGTCTGACGCTGATAACCCAAACGCCGTTAATGCGTCCGTTACAATGTCCGATACCGACCCTAATTCTTCCCCGGACGCTGCTGCAAGGTTCATAATTCCCTCGATACCGCCCAACATATCCCCTGTTTTCCAACCCGCCATTGCCATGTATTCCATAGCTTCCCCGGCTTCTGCTGCCGTAAATGCGGTTGTTGCGCCCATTTCTTTAGCCTTTTGGGATAGTTTCGCCATATCCTCCGCACTTGCGTTTGATATGGATTTTACGGTTGACATCTGCTCTTGAAATTCCGCTGCTTTCTTTACCGGTCCGGCATAAATGGCAGCACCTACCGCCGTAACCGTTCCAACCAATCCTCCTAACTGTGCCTTTGTCTGTGAGATAGCTTCTTTGTTTGCTGCCTGTTTCTCTGTGATTTCCTGTACTTTTCTTTGTGCCTGTTCTAACCTCTCGTACTGCTGCCTTAATTCGTTTGTATCACGCCCTAAGTTATCAGTATTTACCCCGGCTTCACGGAGAGTATTGCTCAATTCCCCTAGCCGTTCCTCTTCCCTAGCTGTTGCGTCCTGTGCCTTTTGCAACGCCCTTTCATTCGCCTGTAGCTGTCTTGTGAGTTCCGGCGTTGCCTGTCCTGCCTCCTCAATTTCCCTTGTCAGCCGTTCATGCTCTGCCTGTAACTCGCTTACCCTCTGTCTGCTTTTTTCTACGGCGTTCTGCTGCTTCTGATAAGCCGATACGTCCTTTAATTTCTGGTCCGCACTTCTTAAATCATTTTGCAGTAATTTCATGGTCTGTGACGCATTTTTAAAGGATTGGGAAAAGTTCGGCCCAAGTCGTGCGGTTAGCTGAAAAAGTAACTCAAACTGTTTAGCCGTTGCCATTTCCCGCTCCTTTCTGCTTTTCTTTCAGCTCTTCGACTACCAAGTTGTATGTCTTAATCCAAGAATCCAACCCCCTAATCGTCTGCTTTAGCCAAAACTCTATACTTGTATGAGTTTCCTTTGACAGCAATATGCAGTTTCGCTTAAACCATTTTATAGGGTTTTCTCGCCGTAACCCGTTGACACTAAAAAACTTTGTGCCTTATTCTTGACTTTCCCAAACTCACGGATTGGAAGATGTAAAATAACGTCACTTCCTACCCCTGCTGCCTTTGCTGCCAACCTGTACAGGAATGAGGTTGAAATTTCCGGGGATAATGCAAATTCGCCTACCGCCGTCATTTCCGTTTCAATGTCTACCAAGTCCTCCCCGATAAGCCCCTCAAAATCAAATACAAATTTGTTGTAGGTCTTATCTTCGTATGTATAAGGTCTTGCAAGGTTAATTACATACGCACCCTCCGGCACTTTTTCCTTTGTGTCCGAATCGGTCACAACCGCCATTTCTGCTTTTGTTTCCTCTGTAGCTGCTTCCTGTCTGTTTTCTTTCTTAATATCTTCCATTGCCTTAGCCTCCTATTTTTTTGCAAAGAAAAAACACGGTTTCCCGTGCCTGTTTATTTTCCAAGTGCTTTTCTGACATCTGCCAACCAATCTTTTCCGTTTACAAAGTAAATGTAATTTAGCGGGTCAATCTCCAACATTTTTTTGCCGTCTATGTATGTGGCAAAATATGTTGTCGCATATTCCCCACTTACCTCCGCTGCGCTTGCCGTTGCAACTTTTCCGGGGTTCAGCTTCTTAGGTGTGATGGTCAGCAAATGTTTTACCCGTCCGACCTCTGTAATACCCTTTGTAGTGTTTTTATTCTGCTGTGCTACCCTTAAATCAATCTTATGTTCCCGTGGCTCATGCAGTTTAATAGCGTTCTTTGTAACCGTTCTGAAATTAAGCGTTGTTGTCATTGCTTCGATAGCACCTAATATAACGGCTTCTACTTTACCGCCCATTCCGGCCCCGCTGATTTCTTCGGTCAAATTTGATATTTCCGGCAATGTAACTTCTGACATGCCATAATACTCCGTTGCGTCCTCATAAACCGCAAATCCTATTACTGTTTCATCAACTTTTGCCATTTTCTTACCTCCTATGCTGCGAATAGAGTTTCAAGATAACTTACGTCATATTCTAAGACAAAATCAAGTTCCTTTGCCGGACTAGGCGGGGTAAGATATATATGAAAATGTGCAATGCCTGCCATTAAATCCGTTTCCGGGTTTTCCTCTTCCAAAAACTCAATCCGACCGCCTAAAATTACTTCATCTGCTGTCAGTCCGTTAAGCCAAATATTAAGGCTCTGTACAACTGATTCTACCAAGCGTGGTTTTAATCCCCTGTCAACCTTGCTCCACATTGACAGGATAACCGAATTTCCCACCCATGCAAACATACGGTTTACGCAATAGAAATAGTCTGTAACGTCCGTATTGGACGGATAACAGGCTGTTTCATTTCCCCACGATACAAACCCTCCGATAAAGTTTAACCCCGTGATAATCCCCTGTGAGTTAAGATAATTAGCTTTTACAAGGTCAAGCAATACCTCTGTTCCGTCCGCTAATACCATGCCGTCAATCTGCAACACTTTATTACTTGCTGATTCACACGGCGTTTCCTTTCCCATATCCTCGTCTGCGTCCGTCTTTGCCATAAGTCCGGCTAACTGCGTGGAATAGTGGAATACCCTGCCCCCTAATGTCAGCATGGGCCACACTAACAGTTCGGACGGCTGCACGATATTCTTTTTGTTTTTCCATTCCACCGCTTCCGTGTATGTCGTTGCTTCTGTCGTGTCAACATCAATAATCGCCACGCCCTTAAAAAGTCCGTTGATACTTTCCGCTTTCGCTGCCATGATTGCTGCAACCTCGCTATCGTGTGAAAAGTTCGGTGCAAGGAAAACGGTTGGTATAACCCGGAATTTCGGGAAAATAAAATCAACCAATTCAAAACCGCTTGATTTCTTTGTGTTAATATCGTATCCCCCGATAATGTCCTTTTTCGTTACTTTTGACGGGTCAACCGCATTGTACTTAATGTTAAGCGTTGCATTATCGGACGCAATCGCCCCGCCCTCGATACGCTCCAGTCTTAACACTTCATCAGTATACAGTAATTCATAGTCAACGCCCCTTTTGTATTCATCTGTAAGCGTATCCTCCGTACTGTACCCTTTTACTACTACCTTATCTGCCAATGCTTCTAACGGCAAATCCAAAACGCCCCCGGATAATCTCATGTCCGTTGCGTCCGTTTCCCCTGTCAAATGCTTTACCGGGTCTAACACATTGATAATTACAATCGGTCCATTCTGATACAGTTTGAAACTTGTATAGATTTCCTCGCAAATATCATACTTTTTCCAATCGTCACTATATCCCATAGCTTCCACGGCTTCCGCATATGAGGATACATATACAGGCTCGTTTACTTTGCCGTTTACCATGTGCGCCGGGGCAGTTCCTACAATGAGATGTATACAACTGTCTGCGGTTACTGGCGTTGAAATGCTCGTACCCCGCTTACTCGCTCTTGCTCCATGAAAATAAGCCATTTTTTAAACCTCCTTTGCCTTTCTTGACAGGCTCAAAACATCATTGTAATACTTGTTTAACAATGTTCCTGCCTGTTTCGTCTTTACCCTGTTAGTTGCAAGGCTTTCTGTCGGCACGATAAGCATTTTTACCTGTGGTATTTCTGCTATCACGTCTTTCAGATATTCCTCCACGCTTTCCCTCGTGCCTTTGACAATCGTATTTTCGATTAGTCCTTTGGTTGTCGGCCCGATATAAATAAATGTTTCCTCTCCGGCGTTCCCTGCCCCCTCTGTGGCTTCCGTATTTGCCGTTTCCTGCCGTTTTTCCTCTTTAGGTGTAGAATTTACCGTCTGTTCCTTTTTAACGCCGTTTTCGGCTTCTGTGGTGCTTTCTGCTGCCGTCTGTGCGCCTGTAACTTTCTTTGCTGCCATATTGCCATGCCTCCTTATGTTAAATATTTCCTTACATCTCTTTCCACCTGCTGCATTTCCCAAATCGTCATTATCTCGCCTATCTGATACACTTCTAAATCATCATCATAAACGATAAATTCTATAGGCTTCTGACAGGAAAAACGGCTATCTACTACAACGTCCTCCAGTAACTTAGTCTTAATCCTTGTTAGCAAGTTTAGGCATTGTATGTAATTTTCCTGTTTATCCTCGGAAAATGTCACGCAAATAATACGCACCCTGCATATACTCTCTTCGTTATCATCTTTTCCAGTCAATAACTTTAAAAGTATGTAGGGTGCTGCTTTCTTTTCTGATTCCTTGTCGGGCAGATTGCCAACAAATACCGCCGGAGGGCGTTCTGCTGCCTGTGTGCTGTTTTTCTGTACCCTCACAAGCAACCGCATATCCTTTGTTATTTCCTCGCAATATGCTTTTAAGGCTTCCAATAGGTCTAATGGTGTCATTATCAGCCTCCGTTTTTACTTAACAACCTTTCTATTTCGTGTTCTATCCGCTGATTGATAACCTCGTTTACCCGTTCTTCCACGTTCTGCATAACCTTTTCATTGCCTACCATTTGCGGTACTGCCGGGGATAACAATTCTTTCAGCTTTTCTTTTCCTGTTGCCGGGGATACCGTGCCTTTCTGACGCTCCATAATGCCTATATGCCCCGATTTCATTTGTGCCACGAATACATTTTTCTGCCTGTTGAATTTTACAAGGCTGCTTGCCTTTAATACTGCTGCACTCGGCGTTGTCTTTTTCTTTGGCGCACTTGGGGAAACTTTGAATTTCATAAGCGGTATTACACCGCCCGAATATTCAATACTCCCTATGATTCCGTCCCCGTTTTTAGTTACGCTGTTGTACCTCATGTAACCACGGCTGTTAAAATCCCCCGCCGATATATGATAAGTCTGCCTTACCATTTTTCCCGCTGCTGTTTTCCCCGCCATTAACCCCCTTGCAAGTGCGGGTTTCAATACTTTTTCGTCTGCTTTTTCCACCCCTGCAAGTATCGTGTGTATCCGGTCTATGGTCTGTTCTGATACCTCTATCATTCGTCATACCTCTCCAATCCTATAATCAGTTCGTTGTACTCATTCCGTACATCAGTTATCATAAAGAGGTTGCCGTCAATCCAAAACCTCATACCGCTTGCGGGTTCTTTGCCCATGTCGCTTAGTCTTACCCGGACAACAATATATTTCCCATAGAATCCCTCCGCATTATCTCCCGAAACAAGGTTCTGACGTTCCTTTGTTTCTTCGGAGTCAAGTATGACAGGTATTTTTTTGTCTATACCGTCACACTCAACCCTTTTAAGCTGTGCAAATTCTTCTAAGTTGTAAAATGTGCTGTCTAAGTCCTTATCAAGCATTTCTTTAAAATTCTTCATAGGCTGCTTACCTTAGCATACAGTGGCAACAAACCAAGAATCAACCTCATGCGGTACAGGGATAGGGGCGGAGGATAACTGCAAGAAACGTCTTGCCGGGCGTCTTTCTACCCACTGTTCGGGTATCCTTGCGCCCTCTTCTACGCTGATTGTCTTTCCTGTTTCGTCTACAATGCCGACTGCCCCATAATACATGGAATATGCTGCCTCCGTTGCCAATAACGCAACAACATTTGACGGCAATAAATACTTGTTTTCCGGCTTCGCCCTGTTCGTCCAGTTATCTAAATACATTTCCTTGTATTTATAAATATCCATACCTAAGCTGTGAATCGTTCCAACATATGTAGCACCGTTCGGGAGTTCCCTCGGTTTGATTGCTGCAAGGTCATACCGCCTGTTGTCAAACAATTCTTTTACTTCATCATCTTTCAGAAATGCGTTTAGTGCGTCCTGCCCCATAAGGCATATATCGCAATTCACAAACCCGGTTTCCTGTACCTTATCCCGCCACGCTTCCAACTGCTCCAGTTTACCGCCTGTTGTCTTAGTCCATTTTTCAGCTTCTTTTAGTGTTACTTTGTTTGTAAACTGAAAATCAATAATATCCTGTATCGCTTTTCCTTTGCTGTCCAAAATCGGTATCTTTCCCGTAAACAGGGCCATGCAGCACATCCACTCCTCCCGGCGTGTAATCATCTGGTCCAGCTTGCTAAAATCACGCTGCATTTTTTCAACCGCCCTTTGGTTCGGGGATTTTCCGTTATACAGGCTTTCCCCCGGTGTGCGCTTCAAAATATCGTCAATCGTTGTAATTGTGTTCGGTGCGATAAGGGGCGGTTCGTATGTATTGGTCTGATAACCCTCGTTTTCAACTGTCGCACCGCCTATTTTCTTGTGTACAAATGGTGCTAACGCCCTATTCCCTTTCTTAAAATCAACGTCCACTTTTTCCGTAACGAATGTTTCAACATTACGGAAAAATGTGTCTTTGATAAAAGTATGCACTTTCGGCATACGCTCTACTAACTTGCCCATTGTTCTAGGGTCATAAATGCTGATAGCCATGATTTAACCTCTCCTTTTCTGTTATTATTCTGTTTCGCTGCCCTGTTCGCCCTTGCTTGCTGTCGTTGCTACTGCATTTTCTGTATCCACTAAGAAAATGCCCAACTTCCTAAACGGTGCTTTAAAATCCGCTGCGGTTGTTCCTGTCGGCACTTCCAACGCTTCCCCGAAAAACTGCCCCGTCAGATAGATAACTACCTCTTCCCCTGCTTCCGCTGATTCTGCTGCAAGTCCGTATACATTTGCTACGGTATCAGCGGTTACGGCTGATAATTTTCCGTCCGTTCCAAGTGTCACGGGCATAAGTTCTAAAACCGTGTTATTGTCTGCAACTGTGCCCGAATCGGTCACAACGGGATAATCCCCGGCATGAATCATTTTCGGGGTGTAGCTTCCTAACAACTCTTTTCCTGCTGCCATGTTTCCTTACCTCCTTATTTCGCCTTTGGATATAATTCATCAATGATATTTCCGAACGGGTCATCTTCCCCCGCCCCGCCTTTGTTCGATACGGGCGGTACATCATCAACGCCGGAGTCTTTCAAATCCGCTTCACGGTCATTTAAAAATTTGCTGCCCGCCTTTTTCTGTGCTGCCACCATCTGCATAGCAAACGCCTCCGCACTTACAGGATTTTCATACTTTGCCTTGTCTGCCAAATCCTCATAACCCGGCAAAGTAATTTCATCAATCGCCTTTATCCTTGCCCTCTCTGCGTCTACTGCTGCCGTGTGGTCTGTTTCCCCTGTCTTTGCCGTTGCCATTATTTCAGCTTTGTACGCATTGGCTACGTCCGGGTATTTGCTTTTTAACTCTTCCAATGTCAAACTCATGTTCTCGTCCTCCTTATTATTTTTTGCATTGGGTTTATTATTATGGCTATTGGCGTAGCCTAATAATCCTTTTGGCACTGTATGGAATGTGTTTAAATTGATTGGTACAGAATTTACAATAATTTTTTCTGCGTCCTCAACTTCCGTTTCAACCTCTGTAAGCATGACTGCAGTACAAAATCCGGCTTCCACGGCTTCCTCCCCTGTGTACCATGTTTCATCTGTCATAAGGCTTTTTATTTCGTCCTCTGACTTGTCCGTTACGGTCATGTAGCAATTAACAATAGACTGCTTGATTGTTTCCAATTCGTCCGCAATCTTCTTTAATTCATCTGCCTTGTAATATCCCAAAATCCCCGCTGCCGGGTCATGTATCATAAAGATACCGCCTACCGATATTTCGATAGAATCCCCTGCCATTGCTATAATTGTGGCAGCACTCGCACACCAACCGTCTATTTTCACGGCTATATTTGCCTTGTGTTCTTTCAGCCTTGTATATATCGCTACCGCTGCGAACACATCTCCACCGCCCGAATTGATACGCACGGTTATTTGTTCAACCTCGCCCATTGCTTTAAGGTCTTTGTTAAACTCTTTCGGGGTTATATCGTCCTCATACCATGAATACTCCGATATTTCCCCATACAACAAAAGTTCTGCCGTGTTTTCCTCTTCGTTTGCCGTGAAATTCCAAAACCTGTTTACCTCGTTTTTATTCCTCGGTTTTTTCCTCTTCTCCCCTGTCCTGTCCGTCAGCTTCCTTGTCGGGGTCTGTGTCTGATTCCTTATCTCCAGTATCCCCGGCATTAAATTCTTTCTTTGCACTTCCTGTTACCTCCTTTAGCAGTTTTTCCTCTCGTTTCCGCTGTTTCACATTCTTGTAAAAGTCTGTGCCTGTAAGTTCCGTTGCTTCTTTTTCCCTTGTGGAATAACCGCCCTGTACCCTTAATTCTGCTGCTTCAACCTCTTTTACCGGGTCAAGCTGCCCTGCACTCGGTCCATTCCATTCAGCGGAGCAATATGCGTCTTTGATAATCGGGTCATTGAAAAAACCGGGTGCCTGTATCCTGCCTTTTGCCACCGCTTCACATAGCCACTCCTCATAAATCGGTTGGCAAAAATCAGCTATAAACCATTCCCGGTACATCTTAATGACTTTGAAAAACTCCAAAATAGCGGCCCTTGACGCTGAATAATTGTTTGTAAACGCCATGATAAGTATTTCATATGGAATTTCTAACGCTGCGCCTATCTGCTTTATAACCGCCATAACAAAAGGGTCAAAATTGGCGTTGGGTCTGCCGGGGGTTGTCATGTTTGCTTTTTCCCCCTCGCCCAAATCAAAAACCGCTCCCGGTGCAAGTTCTATACTGTTTTCGTCCTCTGCGTCAACTTGCATTTCTTCCGGCACGACTTCTCCAAATGCCGTATCATCACTTGCACTTTCCTTTTCGATAAACACCGTGACAAGTCCGCTTACTACTGCTGCCACAACTTCCGCTTCCGTGTACCGCCCCAACTGCTTTATCGTTTCAATTACAGGGGATAAAAAAGGAACGCCCCGGACTTGCCCGATACGCTCCCGATTCATAATATGCAATATGTTCTTTCTTCCTGTCCTGCTGCCGTATGCTTCCACCCTTGCCCATTCTCTAGGCTTCCTGTCCGTAAATGACAGGGGGTGGAATTTTGAAATATGATACGCCACCACTTCCCCGGCTTCGCTTTTTTCCACGCCCTCACAAAATAAAGGGTTTACCGTTTCTTTGTCCGGGGTGCTTACCCTGTCAGCTTCGATAAGTTCAACCCTTAAATCGTATATGCTGCCTTTTCTCTTCGTGGTTTTCATCAATGCGAACGAATCCCCACTAAGCAAGGCATTAAGCAAAGACAACTGCTGCAACTGATAAAAATTATCCAGTCTTTCCAAGTCGCAATTTGTAGAGTTCGCCCAATGTGCAAACTCCCTTTCTATTGTTTCCTCTAATTTCCTTGCTTCGTCCGGCGTTATGTTCAATATTTCCTCATTGATTGTACTTTTCAGCCGTAACCCTGTGCCTACCGTGTTTGTCCTAAGCCGTTTTATCGCCCCTGTAGCAATGTTTGACCCGCCATAGTACAAATCCCTTGACCGTTGGCGTAAAGCGTCTATATTGTCCTCTATATCTTCCCTGTGGCTACCGCCCCCATGCGTCCAACCTATAACAGATTTTTTGACCGAATTTGCCCCATAGTTGCCGTATCCGCTGTTTACCATGCTTAGCCTTTTCCTTGCAACTTCCCTTTTCAATGCCTTTTCCGGGGAAACTGCCATTATTACCCTGTCTATCGGATTCAAACCGCCCTAACCTCCTTTCCGACTGCATAAAAATAGCACCCTCGGAAAATACAATGTATTTCCTTTGGTGCTTCTGCTATTTTATATAATATCATAAAAAAGCGGGCAATGGTGGGCAATCTTTCAAAAATTTTATAAATCCCTCGGCACAACCCTGTAAACCCTGTTTCTGCCCTTTCTTTTGGCTATATTCTCTAATGCCTGTACCTTATTGCTCCAATACTCTATCTGCTTGCGTATTTCGCCCAAATTTGCCCTTGTAAACGACTTGCCACCAATCGTATAGGATTGATTGATTGCAACCTCGCTTTCGGCTTCTAGCCACATTTCCAAGTGTTTTTTTGCTGTTTCTAATGTTATTGCTGCCATTATAATATACCTCCGCTTCTGCTTCCCCTGCGTTTTCTTGTCTTTTTCGGGGGTGTCTGTGTTCCTGTTTCTTTCTTTGGCGGTTCTTTGAGGGTCAAGCCTGTCAGTTCTATAGCTGCCTGTGCGTAATTTCTACAGTCTAACGGCTCATTCCTCTTTGTTTCGCCTGTCAGTTCCCATACAAAATACGGTCTGCCTTTTTTATACTTTAGTACCTGTTTTTCCGCTGTCAGTCCTTTGAAATAATCTTCATCATACCCCCTTATGTATCCGTTTTCATCTTTTGGAAAATGACAGTATCCGGGTCCCTCCTCTTCAATCTGCAATCTCTGTAATAACAGGCTCTTCCCTGTATCCACGCCCAACGTAAACAAATACGCCTGTTCTCTGTTGTTTTTTGTCGGCTTCGGTATATACGGTTTTGCAGTACCCTCATTACCTCCCCTTATTGCGTATACGCCCCTTGCCGTCCGTGCCTTACAGAATTTACATACTTGATTAAAGAAATGCCCCTGTGTATCCATACAGGCCCGCAGTATCCTCATTTCCGTACCGTCTGCCTTTTTAAATTTCTGTAGCAGAAATTCATCTAACCGTTTCCATACTTCCGGCTGTTTCAAATCGCCGTAAATCCGTTTGTAAACGATTCCATAGGATTCATGCCCTACGCCCCAACCTACAACCTCAATTTCAAATCTATCATCTTGCGTATCTATCCCGGCTGTCAGTGCTATTACTTCGTCCGGCACTTCACAACGGTATTTCTCACGCCGTTTTAATAAATCGTCCTTACTTGCCTTTTCGCCGTCCTCTTCCCATGTCTGCCCTAACTCGGTATTTACCCATGATTTCATCAATTCAACATTGCCTTTTTTAACCGCTGCGTCAGCTTCGATAAATCCCTTTACGATTTTATCCCAACCAAAAAAAGTTGACGCTAAAGAATTGAAATGAAAACCCCTTACTTTTCTTTTCGGGTATTTCGCTATATATCTGCCCTCGTTAAAATGGTCTTTCCATTCTACCTCCGAATGGATAACCCCACATTTTGCACAAACATAAGTAACGCTTTCTACTTCCCCGTCAGCGTCAACCTTGTAAGTAAGGTTGCCCCATTCCAACGGCTGAAGCTCTCCGCAACTCGGACACGGTACGTTCCATTCTTCCATTGTTGAATGTTCGTACTCCATTTCTATACGGCTTGCCCCTTTTATTGTCGGTGTGCTTGTGTCTACTTCTTTGCGATTCCAGTATGTAGTTAAACGCTTTCCGGCTAAAATAAGCGGGTCCCCCTCTGCCCCTGCCGTTGGCGGGTATGCGTCTATTTCATCTGCCAACAATACACGGATTGGACGGCTTCTAAGTTCTGTCGGGGAGTTTGCCCCTGTCATTGTGATACGACCGCCCGGAAAAGACTTTTTAAAAATCGTGTTTCCGCTTGTCCGGCTCTTCTCATTGATTTTATCTTTTAATGCCGGGGTATCCCTTACCATTGGCATTAGCCTATCTTTGCTTAGGGTTTCCGCAAGGCTCAATGTCGGCTGCATACACAACATTGTACAGGGGTCATAGTGCATATAATAACCGATTGTATTTAATAAAAAAGCGTCTGTTTTTCCCATTTGTGCAGCAGACATTACCACGACTTTTTCAACGGATATATCGGTTATAGCGTCCATTATTTCCCGCTGCCACGGTGCTTTATCCGTGTGCCAACGCCCTCCCTTGCTTCCCGATTCAGAGGAAAGACGGCGGTATTTATCTGCCCATTGTGATAATGTAAGGTCTGGGGGCGGTTCTAATACCTTGAATATATCTTTGAAAAGGTTAATCGTTTCCCTCTTCATCTTCCTGTATTTCCTCCTTAAAAATTTCCTCAAAATTAGATAACTCTGCCAACGCTTCTTTTATCTTTGTATTGAGGTATAAAAAAATCTTTGCCTTATCCGTCATGGTTGCTAGTTTGTCTGCCTCCTCTGCCGGAATTGCGCTTAGACGGCTCTTAAAATTTATCAGCGTGGCAGACATTATTTTTTTTACATCCTCTGCCTTGTGCAGTTCCCCACGCTTCAACGCCAAATCCAACTCCTCATTAAGACGCTTTGCCTTTGTCAGCTTTGCCCTCTCTTCGTTTAGGTCTACCGCCTCCTCCGTTTCCGGGTTTCGGTCCCTCAAATATCTTATATAGGCGTGGTTGGCTTCTGTCAGCGAATACAATTTTGTTTCGCCTACGGTCTGCAACACCCCCTTGCTTGTCAGCCGTTCAACATTCTTAGGGGTCATATCAAGAAATTTTGCAACCGCATTTTTATCATATAGTTTCAAAAATCCTACCCCCTTAAAAAAATTTCCGGCATTTTGGAAGTCGATTTTTCCCCCGGAGGCTAGGCAAGTTTTGGGGTCACGGCACCCGCAAGCCGTTCAGACGGCTTACAGTACCTTTGACCGCTTGCCCTCATGCCGTGGTGTTCGCCCTCTCTTTGTCACTCTTCCATGCCCTCATGCTCTTCGTTGTCCTTGTATGTATCGTCTATCTCGCCTGTGTCCGGGTCAACGTCATACACACCGCTTGCCTTTTGTTTCATCAGTGTGTAGCGTCTTTCCTCTAGGCTTATTCTTCTTTGCTCTAACTCATACGACTTGATAGAATCCAGTAGCTTTATTATGCGTCCGTGTATCTTGTTTAGTTCTGCTTCTAACTTCATTGCCCTTTCAAATGCTGATGATTTAATGGTTGTTTCCATAGCCACATCTAACGGCGGTTTACTGCTGCCCTCTGTATTTTCCCCTGTGTATGTGCCGTATGGGTCATTATCCTCCGCCTTTTTCGGTGTACGCATTTCTACAACCCTGTCAACAAATAATTCCCCTGTGTCGTTGCTGTTAAGTTCTGCTATCCGTTTCTTTAGGTCATTTTCCTTTGCTATAAGCGTCTGCAATTCCCTTAGCATATTTTCCGTTGTATCAAGCGTAACCGATTCTATCAGCTTCTTTTCCTCTTCTGTCAGTTCGTCAAAATACACCGTGCTATATGCGCCGTGTGTCTGTGCGTTCTTATTGCGTGGGGGTGCGCCGTGTCCTTTGGCGTTTTGGTTGCCTTTCTGCGCCCCCTGTTTTTTCGGCTTATTTTCAAGTGCTTCTTTCCACTTATCCATACATTTCCATTTTGCTATCTTTGCCGAATCAACGCCCAACGCCTCCGCTATTTCGGGGTTTTTTGCCAATCCGTCAGAATCTAAAAATATCTGCTTTGCCTTTTCCCTCTTTTCGTCCTTTTTCCGTGGCATGGTATCCCTCCTTTGTTTGTTTTTCCATTTCCCGGAGTTCCATTACCCCGGAATTACCGCATTTTTGTAGAATTTCAAAAATACAGTGCGAAAAGGCAGCGGGATTTTATCAATAATCCTGCTGCCCTTTCATTCCTTTTCACGTTACTATCATACCATAAAAAATCGGGCAATGGTGGGCAATCTTTACTGTAAATTCTCTTTAATAATTTTGCTTTGTGATACAATCCTATTCCTTGCTAATTTTTCGCCCAAGACTTTTAAGGCTTCGCACCTTATGTTTTTGGCGTGGCGCACACTGTAGCCTATTTCTTCCCCTATCTGGTCCCATTTCTTCCCCTGTAGGTATAATCCGCATATGATTACTTTGTGAAGTGCCGATAATGAGGAAATTTCCTTGAAAATCTGCGTCCTAAGTTTCTTTAATTCCTCAATCCGGCTTTTTAAGGCTTCTACACGTTCCCTTGTGTCCGTTTCTGCCAATTTCATAGCAAGCAAAGCCGTACTATCGCCTAATTTATTGCCGTGTGGCATACCGTCATATTCAACCGCCCCTAACGGATTATATCCGGCTTCGTACTGCTCTAGCCACTCGCCCGCTACTTTAATATCCAAGTCAATCCACTTGTAAAACTTTAATATTGCTTCCACTTCCGAATTTTTCATAGTATGCAATCCTCCTATTATGGCGGTCTGTATTTTTCCTGCCATTTGATATTTGCTTTTGCCTGTTTTGGCGTTATCTGTTTAATACTGCTGCCGTGCCGGGTCCCCCTGTGCCTACAGGGTTCGCAAATATCTTGTGATACCTCTAGCAATTTGCCTATTTCCTCTGCAACGTCTTTTAGGCTTGCTAATGTATCATCAAAGGATTGCAATAGCTGATTTAATAAATCGCACGTTGTTTCTATATCTTTTCCAGTACAGGTAGACAGGGTGGTTATAACCGCCCTTATGCTATCTGCTGCCACCTGCCCACCTACAAATAAAATACCCTCCTTATACTCAAACTGGCCCATAATGCACCGCCTAACCCTGTAAATACTTCTGATATTCTGCCGTTTTTCTCATAACCCATACAGATAAGGCGTTTGTTATTCTGTTTTCCCATTCAGCCGGACACAACGGCTTTCCTTTGTTCGCTTCCAGTTCGGACGCTATAACCGCCCTAACCTCTTTTCCGATAAGCGTATATTGTGCCATTCCGTATTTTTCTTTTATCCACTTTGTAAAGTCTAATCCCTTTTCCTGTGGTTCGGGTACATATTCCGGGTAATCGCTCATATCCTGCTGCCCCGGTAAAGGTTCGCTTTCCTCTTCCTGTGCTTCGGCTTCTGCTTCCTGTGGCGCATCCACCTCCCCGGCTGTTTCCTCTTCGGTTTCTTCCCCTGTTTCCTCTTCCTGTACCTCTTCCGGGGTATCGTCATAGGATAATTGGTTATTTTCAATCATCAATACCACGATTTCCGCAAGGTCTGAATAGTCAATCAAGAAATTTCCCCATTTTTCAGTATCTATAATCGTGATTCCGTCCGCTTGAAAACGATATATGTATTTACCGCCATCAAACTTTTTCCCTTGAAAAGACTTGCTGAAATATTTTCTTAGTGTCCTTTCGACTGCTGCCACATTTTCCTTTGCCTTGAATACTGCCCGGTTTACTTCCCCCTTGATAGCGTCTTTTATTGCTTCCTGTGCCTTTTCTGCCTGTTCGTCCGTGATTTCTTCCTTTTCTTCCGGCTTTACATCTTTTATATGCAACTCGCCCTTTTCTTCGTACTGTTCATAGGCTTTTTTCTGCCCCTCTTCGTCAAGCCTACTAAGTTCGTGGGCGGTTGAAATATTGATATTGCCTTTTTCAAGTTCCCCTTTAAATTCCTGTGACAGATTATTACTTATCGCCTCCATGCGTCCGACCTGTGTAGTGGACGTATTAAGCATTTGTGCCACGATTTCACGGATACGCCCGATTCTTTCCCGTTCTTCCTTTGGCTTATCCTTGTTTTCTTCCTGTAAAGCCTTTTTGTACTCTGTCAGCACTTCTTTTAATTCCTCTGCCTGTTTTACCTTTTCCCAATCTGTAAGCTGCCTTGCCGTTGCATTGGTAAAGATAAGGCTTAAACGGTCCCTTATTTCGTCTGATTCTTTCTTGATACGGCACGGTACTTTCCTGTATTCTTCCTTGCCCTCTTCCACCAACTTTAAAGCTGCCAACCGTCTACGGTGTCCGGCTATCACTTCATACTTGCCATGTGCCTCCGGCTTAACAACTAAATTCTGTTCGATACACCCGGATAACTCAATAGCTGCTGCCAATTCGTCAATATTTTCTGTGGAATAGAAATTATCCTTACTCGGCATTAAGTCCTCCACATCAAGCATAACCACGCTAAAGGCGTTTTCCGTTTCCTGTGCCGGTCCCTCTGCCTGTACTGCTGCCCCTTTTGATTTTGTATTAAGCAAACTATTAAGGTCAAAACCTTTCTTTTTATCTGCCATTACGCATTACCTCACTTTCCTTTGTTTTCGTGTCCGAATCGGTCACATTTCGCCATTTCGCCCTAAGTTCCTTTTTCTGCTCTTCTGATAACTGCAACAAATCTTTCATTACCTTTTCTGTGATTTCGTCCGCTACCATTTTTGTAACAATGTCTGTATGTGCGTCCGTTTCCCCCTGCCGTTCCTTTTCCCTCTCTAACTGATATTCCAAATCTCTAATCTGATTTTCTAAATCCCATATCTTGCCCTGCATACGCATATTGTTTTCTGTCAGTTCCTTATACTGCTCCAACGGAATTTCCGTTGTCGGTCCCTTTACCTTAAATTCGATAAATGCCTTGTATTCGTCTAAAGGTATTTCCACTGTTGGAAATGCTTTTATTGGCTGATTCCAACCGCCTAATACTACTGTTTCCCCTGTTTTCAGCGTTTCCGCATTATCATTATTTTTCAATTCCCGCTGCCTCCATTTCCTTTTCAATCTGTTTTATCTCTTGCATTGTCTTTTTCCGTCTTGATATGTACCCCTCGCACTCTTCGGTATCTTTCAGCAATGCAAACTTGCAAGGCCCTGTATAAGCCATTCCCTTAGATATGTGCTTGCTACAATCCCCATTGCAACAATGACTCCTGCAGTATGTTGGGGCGTTTGTTGTGTCAATCATAATAATAGGTCTATTTCTCATGCTGCACCTCCTCATAATCCGGCAAAACAATGTATACAATGATTGCTTCCGTCCAGTTTAAAGTATCAATTTTTTCTTTCATAAGCGGTAACGCCTGTTCGTCCGGCAATTCTTCATCTATGCCACATTCCGCATAATCAAAATACTTTTCAAAAATATCTACCGTGTCGGGTCTGCCCTGTTCGTAAAAGATTACGCCGTAATCCTCATGCACTATATACTTGTCAATCTCACACCTGCCCCATTCGCCCAACCAAAAACCGCCATCATCTGCCACAATCTCACTATCTACCATTGCCACAATCGGCAAATCCGGGCGTTTCTCTATCAGCTTGAAAAGTTCTTTGAGGTTGTCCGTCTGTTTCTGCATAACCGCCTTTAATACAACATCTTTCATTACCTGTACTCCTTTCCTGTTTCCTTGTCTTTTAATACGATACGCCCCACCAACTCAAACCCCGCAAGGCTTATAATCTGCTTTAGCATTGTGACAAGGCTTGTTACTGCTTCATTGCGTTTCTTTTCCTCTTTGGCAACCGTTCCCACGGCTTCCCCTGCCGTTGGGTCACGGTATCCCTCGTTATTCCTGTATGCCATACTATCCCTCCAAGTATTCTTTTACGAATGTTTTATAATCCCTAGCGGCCCCGGAACGTGGGGAATATTCCATAAGGCTTTCATTTGTAAAAGTTACTTCGTCTGCCTTTTCCGTCCGTCTGATATGTGTTTTGAATACCGGGTAACGCTGATTCTGTAACCACGCCTCCCCCTGTCTGCATACATCACGGTTATAATACATAGTCACAAGGCAACCCCTAAATTTCAATTTCGGATTTAACGCCTTTGCATTGTTTATCTGCTCTTCCAGTTCGTCCATACCGTCAAAGGCATAACCATCAATTTTAATCGGTATAATAACTTCATCTGCTGCCACAAGTGCATTTATGACAGATACGTTAATATCCGGCGGGCAATCAATGATACAATAGTCAAAGATTTCTTTTACCTTTTCCAGTTCCTTAGAAATGATTGTTGCCTGTTCTCTCTCTTCGTCCTTGATTACTGCAAGGTTGGCTGTCAATAAGTGCATATTCGCCGGAATAACCGCCATATTAGGCATTTTCTCAACCACCCGTACCACACCGCCTATTTCTTCCTGTCCTGTCAGCATATCCGCAAGGCTAGGATTTTCATAACTCCACACCCCGCAAGCCTTTGAAAGATTGCCCTGTTTGTCGTTATCAATAAGTAGCACCTTTTTGTCATACTCTTTAGCCAATATGTACGCCATATTTACCGCCGTTGTTGTTTTGGCACAACCGCCTTTCATGTTGATAATTGCAATAGTTTTCATTCGCCTGTACCTCCTGTTAATATTTTTTCAGCTTCCTTAAAATCATGCTTCTTTAATGCTCTAAGCAGTTTCGCCCATATCGCCCCGGCTTGTCTGCCTAATTCCTTTTTCATAAACTCTAAATCCTTGCTATCAATTCCCTTTTTCATGTCCTTATCTTCAATAACTCTGATAGCAAATACTAATTCTGTACCGCATAGGGTTTTTACCCCATTCTTAAAATATTCCCTGTCCTCCTGCGTCATTTTTACCACGTTAAACCTCTTTCCTTGCACACTCTATACAACCCCCAACCTTTGGACGCTCTATAAAGTGTGCAATCATCTTTTCGGGGCGGACCTCTTACCATTTACACCGCCACCCTTTCCCGGCATTTGTGATAGGCGTTGCAATTTTTCACATTAAAAAATTACGAAAAACCTGTTGACCGTCTGCACACTCTCTAGCATGGTGTACCCGCTACCATTTTTTCACTCTATCCCTGCTACGGCTATTGGCTTGCCCTCGTCAGAAAACAGGTTGCCGACCTGTCTTGACGGTTGAGGGGTTGCCCCCTCTTCCGTTTCGGCTCTTTACGCTTCTACCGTTTCTCCTCCCGGTGTAAAAAATACTTCTCTATCGCCCCAATCTCTGATTTTTACCGTCTTTTCTTCTTTTCTGCACTCGTTAAATCTATTTGCGTGATGAATTGGTGCATATGTTATTGTTTTTGCTGTTCTCTTTACTATTTCAAATACTACTGCGTGTTCTCCGTATCTCTTTCCTGTTTCAAAAGTTCTCATTGTTTCTTACCTCCGTTTTGCTTTCCTTTGATGATTCTATTGTATACTTGCATAAGTATATTTACAACCCGGAGTATTCAACAAAAATACTTATGCAAGTATATAGTATTTTTGTGCAGTTTGTATACTTATGCAAGTATTACTTTATTTCTGTAGGCTCATTCCAAACAACATACCCTGTATTCTCCGTTTCCGTCCTTTCTATCTCTTCATCTTCTATCGTGTGTGCCTTGTCGTTTGCTTCCTCTAAAGAATCCGCTTCTATGACGCACTTTCTAAACAATGCGTATTCAACTTCATACCTCGCCATTATGTACCCCCTGTTTCTTCTCTTCCAACTGCTGCCGTCTGCCTTTCAGATATTCCATGTATTCCCCATAGGTCATACCCGGCGGTACAATCTGTTTTTGTATTTCCCTTGCCTTCTGTATGCTTTCCCTCAATACTGCTGCCTTTGATACTGTTTTCTTTTCTTCCCTCTTTGGCGGTTCTTCCGGCTTGATACCTAACCGCCGTGCTTTCCTGTTCGGCTTGTACTTGTTATAGGTTATCTTTGTTTCCTGTCTGAATGGTGTTACTTTTCCTTTCTTCCTTGCCATGTCTGCCCCTTTCCAAGTCCTCTAATATCTCTGTCAGACTTTGTACACATTCTTTTATGTTTCCGTCCGTATCTTCTGTGATTCTCAATACATTATTTATCTGCTTTAGCTTTTTTATCTGTTCGGGGTCAACTGCTGCCTTTTTTAAACAATCCGGGCAGACGCAAACGACCTTTAACCCCTCTTTTCCGCATATACTACACTTAACCAAACAACCCACCCTTTCTATCAGGCTTTACCGTTTCCCGCTCTTTGGCTGTCATTGTGTCGGATTCTGGGTTATATATCAGCTTCATAAACCCTTTGCACCCTATACAAGTACCGTGACCCGCTTCGTTGTATCCCATTTCATGTAGCATACTTTTACAGGCGTACTGCACCTTACCGCAATAAGGGCATATAATTTCATAGCGTTTTCTTTTATCCTCTGCCATATTGTTTAGCCGTCCTTTCTGCCCTCTCTTCCAATGGTCCTATATAATCCCTGCCATGCCTTGATGTATGCTCATATGTGTAAAGTGCTTTTGCTAATCCCTCCATTATCACAATTTGATTTTTTAATATGCAGTCTAATTTCCTATCCCTTTCCCGCTCTTTTCTTTTATTCCATGTGTTCATTGTCTGCCTCCTCTTCCAATGCGTCTAAAATCCCCAAATACACCCTTTCAGCACAATAGACGCATATACTATTACCTATCGCCCTATAACGTGCTGTGTCGGCTATTTCCGTGCCGTCAGCACCGTATTTTGTCCAGTTATCCGGGTATCCCTGTAGCCGTTCACATTCAACGGGCGTTAATCGGCGTATGATGTATGTAACTTTTTGTACCGCCCTTTTCAGAATGTCTTTTATGCTCTTTGGCTTGCTAGGGATATTCTCCTTTGTCCTGTACTTCTCTGTTATAATTGTTTCCGACCCTCCGCCGTAATCCCCCCGCTGCCCTCAAAGTGCCGTTTACTTCCGCTTCCCTGTACCCGCCATGCTGATTGAGTTCAAATGTTTTCCTATCCGTCCGCACCACTAAAGGGGTATCCCCTCTTATTGTGCTGTTTTGGTCTGCTGTCAGCGTTCCGCTTATTTCGCTTTCCCTGTATCCGTTATGCTGATATGCTTCATAGAAAACGCTGTGTACGTCTGCCGTTGTAAGTGTCGGGCATGGTCCCCCGACTTTCCCCACGCCTAAACCATTGCTTGCCTTATTCCTTGTCACTTCATCACGGAGCGGTATAACATTTCTTTTTTCCTCATACATTACACAAGGCGTTTGACCTCCACCACGACCCATATTTTGTACAAGTGTCGGGGTCTTATCGGTAAACGTCCTTACAACGCTGTCAGCGTGTGCAAAGTCTAACCCGATTATCTCCCCCCCTGCTCTGCTATTTTCTGTTCTAACGCTATCCGCAAATTGTCCGGCAATTTCCTGTTTTTGTTCTTTGCTCTTCGGAGTATACCCAAGCACGCTTTCGGACTTAAAGAGTATTTCCCCGGCACGTTGTCCTCCAAAATCTCCGATAAGGTAGATTCTCTTTCTACGTTGGGGTACTCCCCAAAATTGAGCGTCAAGCACTCTCCAAGCTGTGTCAACCGCTGCCCCTCTAACCATTCCTGCGGTTGCCCATTCGCCACTTGTAGGCATTGGAATACTGGTTTTTGTGATTTTTTCAAGCACGGCTCTAAAATCTGCTCCGTTGGCTGATGAAAAAGCACCGGGTACATTCTCCCAAATAATGAAAGTTGGATATTTACCATTTGTTGCTAACCTCATTTCCTCAATAATTCTAATCGCTTCCATGAACAACCCGGAACGGTTTCCCTTTAACCCTTTCCGCTGTCCGGCAATACTCAAATCTTGACACGGACTCCCAAAAGTGATTATATCCACGGGTTGTATTTCATCTCCCTTTAATTCCGTTACGCTTCCAACGTGCATTACTTCCGGGAAACGATACCTTGTTATATCTATGCAGTTTTGTTCTATTTCAGCGGCCCAAATCGGCTTTATACGCCCTGTAAGGTATGATGCATAGCAAAACCCGCCGATACCGTCAAATAGGCTTCCTAGTGTCAATTCTTGCAATATTACCGCCCCTTTCTTCTATGCTTTACCATGAATACAAAAATTTCTGTCCTTATCAGCTTTGCAAGCCTGTATATAAACGGTCTTTCTACCCTAATTTCCTTTGGTTTTATTTCCTGTATCTGTTTTATTGGCTTGCCGTCTATATATACTGCTGCCTGTACTATCTTTTCAGCGTCCTTTGTTGGCATATTACCGCCCCTTTCCTTTCTACCAATCCTCCAGTTTCAAAATACGCTGCCTTTGGTTTTCTATGGTCTGTTTCATATCCTCAATCTGATTAGGCGTTACGTCCGCATTTTCAAACATAAACAGGACTTCAACCGCCCTATCCGTGCTTACGCCTTTTTTAAGACGTGGCTTTTTGGTTTTCGGGTCAATCTCTGTCAGCCTGTGGCTCTTGACTTTCTTTTTCTTTGGTTCTTCCTTTGGCATTGCCTTTTTCATCATGTTTAGATACGGTATCCCTGCCCCGGCTAATCCGTCAAAATTCATACGCTACACCCCAATATTTCATACCCCATATCAAACGCCCTGTGATATTCCATATATGCCCCTTTGCTTTCTTCCCAATCGGGCAGCATATAAACAGAATCGCACATATCCAGTAGGCAAAGGCTCACTTTCATGTATTCTTCGTGTGTCGTGCTTTTCGGCATTGTCTGTAAGATTACTGCCGGGTTGATTACCTCGCACCCTTTGTACTGCTGCCTTATTTCCTTTTCCGCTGCCTTAAACTTTTCTATGTATCCGCTATCGCCTGTTATTTTTCCGCTGATGTATATTTTCCTCATGGTCTGCTACCTCCTACAGTTTGAAAATGATATTATCTAACATAGCGTCTGTTTTGCCGACTGCTGCCGTCTGCTTAAAATAAATCGCCTTATCCAAGAAATGTACCGCACCGTCAAACTGTACCCTATATTCCTCTATATCCTCTGCCTTTAGGTACTGTCTGCCGTACATTTCTTTCATATCCCGCCATACATTCCACGGTATAAAGAAAAAATCATCTTTAATATTGACGCATACCCCGCACAATGCCCCTAATCGGTTGTGTTTTTCCAATACGTCCATTTGCGTATCTGTCAGCACATTCCTATTTATCCTGTCTTTACTTGTTCTTTTCGCTTCAAATACGATTGACCGCCCACCGTGTAAGGTCCCTTGAAAATCGGGTTGTGCCGGGGTGCTAAAACGTCCTGTAAATATTCCGTTTTGACTTTTCTTTGATACTCGGAACGGTTCGGGCGTTTTATCTATTGCTGCTATGCCGTGCTGCTGATACATTCTACACCCGGCTAAAATTTCCCTTTCAAAGTGCTGCCCCTGTGCGTTGTTCTGCCTGTTTTTATACTGCTGCCTTAGCTTCTCTTCGTCTATTGGCGTTTCCCTTGCCGTCTGCCATGCCCTTAACTCTCTTTCTGTGTCCGAATCGGTCACAAATCCGTTATTTCTCATTCTTTACCGCCTCCCATTCCACTAACTGTAGTACCTTAGTTTCGTTAATCTCATACATGAAATTTACTTGCTGCCTTTTGCACGAATGTACCGCCAAAATATCCGTTATTGTTACCTCTGCGGACCTTGCCGTAACCGGCCCGCCAACTATTCCGATAGCGCCATGAAATGTTATATTGACTTTATCCCCTATCTCATAAGGGGAATGTGCTATAAATGCCGACTGCTGCATATCAGCAACCCCTCCTTTCCGTTATCTCATGGATTTTCAATGTATAGTATTCTTTCCCCGGCTCTGCTCCCCACTCTTCCCGCCCTGTCTTTATATCCAGTGTGCATAGTGCGATAAATTCCGGTCTACTGCTGCCGTATCCGTTCCTAAATCTGATTTCCCTTTTATCGCCCCCACTGGGTATATTAGAATACGGGTACATCTCAAATATTTTCTTGAAACGGCTTGTATAATACGGCTTTATCTCTCTGTATTCCTCTTTCTTTTCCCCGGACAGAATCATATAAAACCATTTACCCATTGTTGGAAGTGTCAGCATTGTTTGCCCTCCCCTCTATCATCTTTTTGTAGCAGTACAGGGTTGCTTTTACGTCCTCTAAAGAATCATGTGCCTTAAATTTGTATCCGTAATATTCTGCACATTTTGTAATGCTCTGCCATTTATAAGAATCGTGTAAGCTGTCGTATTCGCCGTATATCCTTGCAAACATTATCATAGGGTCAACCCATTTTCCGGGGTCTATGTAAATTCCATAAGCCTTTAAAAAGCTGTTTTCAAAATCCACATTGTAAGCTATAACTTCATCTGCTGCCGTCAATATCTCCTTTACCTTTTCCCTACATAGCAAAAACGGCGGTTTACTTATAACCATTTGTGGCGCAATTCCGTTTATCTTCTGTGCCGTATCCCATGTTTTGTGCCTAAGCGGTTTACAATATGTGTTGAAAAGCGTATTGTAATTTTCATCAATGATAGATACCTGCAGTACTTCATCAATCCCCGCCTTTAATCCTGTTGTTTCAAAATCAATTACCGCTATCATGCCTGTACTTCTCCTTTCCTCATTCTCTGTTTTATCCTGTCTTTAATGCTTGTCAGCTTTTTCTCTGTTTCTAGCCGTTCCTCTGCCAGTCCGCAATAATACGGGTCAATCTCAAACCCTATAAAGTCGTGTCCTGTCCTGTGTGCTGCTATCAGACAACTACCGCTTCCGGCGTGTGTGTCTATAATCTTATCCCCTATGTTGGCGTAACGTCTGATAATCATTTCATACAGTCTTGCGGGTTTTTGGTTCGGGTGTATGCGTATTTCTTTGTTTTTCATATCCCCTTGTAACATACCATTCCAACGAAAAGAAAATTTCCTTACCGCCGTGTCAAAACTGGTCCATGCTAATTCACAATCCGCAAAATCTGTATACTCATTCTGCTTATCCCATACAATCCAACAACTGCTATCTATCGGTATCCGGCTTATAAAATGGTTCGCACCGAATATAATTTGATTCTTGCTTATCCTAAACAGTTCTTCAAAGTATGCCGGCCCCGGTGCTTCCTTGTCTTTCCCCTCATACGGTTTATAGTCCTGTGGGATTGCTAAACCGCCCCTGTATTTGTTTTTCTGTCCGGCTTCCCCGATTCCATACGGTACATCTACTATTGCCAATTCAAAAAACTTGTCGGGGAATGTTTTCATACCTACCATGCAATCCACATTATGAATTTTGTTTAATTCGTACAATCTGTATCACGCTCCAATCTCTGCCTTATCCACGGTCTTTTATCTAAATACTCTTTCCACGTTTCTTTCCTGTACAGATTGCCGTATATGTAACGGTTGGTAAATTCAAGCTGTGCTTTGTTCGGTCTGATTCCTAAACCCTCGTTCCTTTCTGCCTGTGCGTAAAGGTGTATGCCCTTATGACGTTTCAACCTCTGTACCCTGTAGTCCGCTTCGTCTAGGTCTTTCCGCACCAACACATATATAAATAACCTGTACGGCTTTATACCTCTGCTGCCCAACATTTCCGCTACCCTGTCAATGCTTTCTATCTGCCCTATCGTGTCGCACGAAAACCGAATCCACTTTATCCAGTCCAACCCCGCCAATATGTCCGCTACCTCTTCCGTAACTAATCTTGCGTCCATGCCTTGATTAAGGTCTATCTTCCACCCTTTGCCTATCATGTCCTTTAGCTGCTCTATGCCGTATCTGCAAGCCAATATGTTATTATCCATAAGTATTAGATTAGGCGTATCGAATCTAACTAGCTGCGTCCATTTCCTGTACGGCTTTATATTCCCCTCTTTCTGTGGCACATAGCACCACGGGCATTTTCTAGGGCAACCCCTTGTAATGTACCCTATGGCATAATCACAATCGGGATATATGGAATAATCCGGGTATATATCATCTATCTCCTGTGGCAGCTTGCTTTCTATGTCGTATCCTGTACCGCCCTTTATGGTATCCGGCGGTAAATCCTTGTTTTCTTCTGTAAAGTCAAATATCTTTGAGGAATAAACACGGTCATAGGTCTTTACAGGGTCCCACCATTCCACGGTATCCCCTTTTGCCTTGTGGTAAGCTGATATTTTCATAAGGGCATAGTTCGGGAACGTCTTAGCCTTTTTAAAGTGTTCCTTTTCGCTGTCATGCAATCCTATAATCACTTTGCCCTATCCCTCACTTTCCGCATTTTCAGATACACGCTCCACCCTGTATAATCGTTGTATTGAAAATCTATCTTTGTAGGCTCATACCCCTTATATACCTTTCTCCAGTATTCTTTATCTTCCGGGGTCTTTGCCAATGTGCAAACCTTTCTGTAACTGTATTTGCTGTCGTTTTTCCTTACCTTTGGTTTTTTCAGATTCATAGAGGTACTCCACTTCTTGCACCCCTTTTTACGCTTGTTTATGTAATTTACTAACCCCTCTATGCCGTTCTCATTAGGCTGTAGCCTGTCGCAATTCACAAACCCCAAGTAATCTACGTTTTTCCTGTATTCCGGGTCTTTTGCTTTCTTCCAGTTAATCCGGGTCTTACTCCACATCAACTCCAAATCATCACGGCTTAAACCGCCATTTATGATAATGTGGTGGTGTATCCTTACCGCCTTAGTGCTTTTATCCTCTATCCCCTCTAAGGTCAACTGCTGCCCCTCTTCATCTTCCGGGGTGTACTCTGTCACAAGCATATATTTTAAGTCCTGCCCCGTTTCCCTTTTCATCTTCCTTTTTACCCTGTCAAGATAGTTGTGTACGTTCCTTTCCGCTTCCTCTAGGGTAATAGGTAAATGTTTTTCATTATACGTTGCTGATATATGTAAATCATCTGCCCCAAAATTAGTATTGGCTATCTGCACAAACCGCCGTTTGCTTCTCTTATCATTCAAATTTTTCTGCTGTGCGCTGCTCTTCCCCTTTTTCTCTTTCCCCGCTTCCGGCTTATTCGTTACATGGACTATATCAACCTCTAAATATTCCTCTCCGCAATATATTTTTTTCTCTCTTACAAAACTTTTCCTCATGCCATCATTCTCCTTATACTATCCCTTGCATAAGGTACACAAACTAAAACATATACTTATGCAACTATACATACACATAATATACTTGTGTAAGTATATCCTATAAGTTATGCCTTAGATGTTAATACCCCATACAAGGTCCGAAACGTGCAACTTTTTCAGCCTTTAGCACGTTTCTTTTTGGCTTGCTTATTGACTTTCAGCACGCCCTATAGTATAATTTGAATAGGTGTAATTATTGCTATAGGGCAGTAATGAAAAGGTGTTTGCGTCAGCCACTATGCAAACGCCTTTTCTTTTTGCTCTCCTTTCCTGTATATCTTTGTTGCAAAATCCGCTGTGAAATATCCCCCGCAGTCCTTATGTTTTGCCGTGTATCTGCACCCAAGCGTTACATGACCGCATTTAATACAGGTCATTTTTAGGAACGGATACGGCGTTTCCATTACGTCCAGTGCGGGCAGATACGGTACTTCCCTTTCCGTATCAATACAATGCCTTATGCCCTCTACAAAATCGGGAAAATCTATCATATTGCCGATTACCTTTATATCCTGTGTCTGTAGTTCCTTGATTTCTAGTATTTCGCCGTTTATTATGTCTACCGCCGTTTCCGTGTCCTGTATGATGAAATAGCCTATTTCCTGTTCTGTTTCATAAAGCAAAATATCGCTTTCAAAAATCCCACGTTTCCGGCAGTCTACGGCCCCTGTATCCCTGCATAGCGTTTCTATGCTTATCTCATACACATTTGCACCCGGATAACCGCCCTTGTCTATGTAATGACCTGCGGGGCGTTTCGCCCCGTCCACTGGTCTAATCGGCGGTTCTGTGATGTATTCGCCCTGTACCCATATAGGGCAAGGCGTGTTACTGCTTTTTGCCCTCGCTTTCACTCTCACGCACCGCCCTTTCCGCAACTGTGCCTATGATTTCCATTTGCAAAGTATCATCTACCCCCATAGAGTCAACGCACGGTAAAAGCTGATGTATAATTCCGTCCGGGTCAATCCAACGGAAAACAACCACACCTGCCAACCTTACTTTTACTGTTTCCCCCTCGAATCCCGGCAATGTATTGTATTCCCTGTCTACCGTTGCACGGTCAACAACAAACTCCCTTACCTCGCCGTCAACTAACATGGTTGTAATATCCCCTGTGTACATCCGCTTGCCGTGTTTGTCCGTGTATTCCGTTTCTTCCCCAAGCGTTGTAGGGTTAATGTTGTAAAATTCACCGTCCGGCGTTCCTATTTCCGCTATTTCCTCTGTGTTGTATCCGTATGATGGCATACCGAAAACCCACTTGTACTCCATTTTTCCCCTGTCAAAAGTCAAACCTCTATATTTCATCTGCTGCCTCCTTACAACTTGATTTCAAGCGGATATTGCGCCTTTATTTCCCTGTTTCGTGCTACGTTTGCCTGTAATAGTTCCTGTGCTTCCTGTATCTCTTTTTCTGTCGGCTTTCTGCCCTGTGCCTGTGCCTTTGCCGTCATTTCCTCAAACCGCTTTATATCCCGTCTTAATGCCGTATCCGTTGCCGATATGGTGTACACCGCCTTGCAACGTGGGCATTTCAGATAGTAATACTCAATATCGCCTACCTTTTTCCATTTTGGCTTTGCTTTATTGATTATCCGGCTGCACTTATCGCACTTGATTATTGACTTGCCTTTTTTTCTCATTCCAAATATCTGCATAGCTTTACCTCTTATTCTTTAGCGGGGTGCTACCGCACCCCTAAACAGTTATTCAGTAATCAGTTTGCCGTTTATCTCATAAAAAGCGGAGCGGAAACCAACGTCGCCGAGGGAGTCGGAGCGGGGGTCATTCAAGCTAAGAGCGGACGCACCCGAATGGGACGTAAAGTGGAACGCCGACCCCCGGAAAGGCAACCACTCCCCCTCCGTTGCGTCAAAATACACATAGGTTTTAAGTTCTGATTCTGCCCGCTTGTCCGGCACAATCCCCAAATCTTTTAATGCCTGTGGCACTTCCTGTAAATCTATCTTTAAATCAGCTATCCTTGTACCGTCATAATCCGGCGTGTAGTCCTCTGCTGCTGCCCTGTCGGTTATCGTGATTTCCCCGGCTTCAACCTCTACCCGGACCGGTCCCCTTGCCGTCCTCAACTGCTGCCATGCCGTGCTATCTTTTAACCACCCTGTTAATGCTGCGTCATTGTTCGGTATATACTCTATTGCGCCGTCTAACAGGCGTAACCCTGCCAACCATTCCCATACATTGCCGTTAAGGTCTGATACGCCGTATATAGTGTTGTCGTGATTCCATGTTGCCGGTCCGCTTCCTGTTTTGGAGCGTCCGTATCCGCAACCGTCACAATCTGCCTTTTCCTCTTTGTGGTAATAGTCCGTGCCGTAATCCGTGTTGCCGTGTGGCATAGTATCCTTTTCCCGGCTCTGATTCAATAAATATTCCCACTCTACTGCAGTCATTAAGTGCCAACCCTCGCCCTTTGCGATACAGGCAGTTACCGCCCCGTCAAAGGTTACATTTACTGCCGGGTCAAGCATTGGCAAGCTATACGCCCTGCCCTTGATAATCACGTTTGGATACTTTGAAATATAAATAGCGTCTGCCATGTATTCCCCAATCTTAAAGATTGCCGGAGTTTCCGCTGCGTCTTTCGGACGCTCAAAACGGCACATAATAGACGGTATCCCCCTATCGTCAAAAATTACTACGTTGTTGTGTTCGGTTGCTTTGCTCATTCTTGCTTGTCCTCCTTATTTCTTAGAATAGATTGAATGTAACTTTATGCTTCCACGCCTTTTTATGCTTTCCTCGGTATGTATACCTGTATCAAAGAACGCACAAAAGGTTGTACCGCCTATAACACTGGTTGCAATTATGTATTGCCCTATATTGTGAAACTCGCACCGCTTTACATTCCTGTAAACTACGGTGTATTTTTCTGTCCGGCTTCCTGCCATGCCTACGCTCCTTTCCCGCTGCCTACCTTAATTTTTCTATCGCCTTTTCCTCTTCTCTTATGTCCTCTGCTGCCTGTACAATCTGCCTGTAATCCTCTTTTAATGCGTCTGCCGTCATTTCCAACAATTCAAGCGGTAAATATCCGTCTACAATCTCATTTCCTACCATGTCAGCCAACTCCCTAGCCTTTTCCTGTAGTTCCTCTATTGTATACGCCATACTTACACCGTCCTTTGTGCCACATCTGCCCGGTAGGGTGTGCCTCCACGTTTCAACTCATTGTATATAGTTGCCCTGTGGAAACCGATTGTATCAGCAATCACAATTACCCTTGCCCCCTGCTCTGCCATTTTTTCAATTTTCTTCCGGTCCTCATAATTCAACCGCCTATTGCCTTTTCTCAC